GCAGCCTCTACCGTTTCTGCGGCAGGAGCAACTTCTGGAACGGTAGTGTCTGACACTTGTTCTCCTTCTGTGGTTGATTGTGTTTCTTCCTGAGATGTCTCAGAAACTTCATTGTCTACGGCTGCTACTTTTGCAACCTCTGCGCCCGGTATTGCGCCATCTGTAACTAGGCTGACCTCGATTAAATTAGATGCGCTTATAGCCATAACGCCATCTTTGTTATTCCAATCGGCAACATCTACACCCACGCTAAAATCTGAGCGCAATCCAGTTGCGGCTTCTTCTAATGCATCATTGCCTGCTGTTGTTTTGGCGATTTTAAATTCTGCTGTAATGCCTTCTGCATCTTGTTCGAATGAAACCATTTTGCCTAATGGGCGCGTTACATCGTGTTGCAAAACTAGCTTGATGTTCTTAGCCATTGTAATCGAATCTTTCTCGAACATAGTACGGCCTGCTGAGGTGTTTCCTTCAGCATTCCAGGTAACGATACGGCCTGCAATGATTCGAGATTCTGCATCTGCTGCTGTAATAGCAACTGGCATAGTTATCTTCATCGGTTCTCCTTGTTGTCGATCAGGTCTTCTTCTTCTCTAATCTGCTCAACGCTCATTGCGCCAATACGATTTAAGATTTCATAAACTTGAGCGCGTTGTAATGCATCTGAACGCAAGAATTCATCAAGTGAGAAACGAATCTCACCTGTTGATGGGCAAAAATCTGGCATTGATAGGCGTTGCTCAATCGCTGCAAGAATTGGTTTCATTGAAAAGTCAATAAGTGAGCGACGTTCTGAAACTGAGTTGCTATAAGTCATGCTAGTTGTTTCAGCGCTGACAAAATATGCAGGTAGGTTGCAAGCGCGGGCCAATTCCAGAGCTACGTATTGGCGAGCCTCATTTAGCTGCAGTTTGGCTGGATCGATGCCCAACGCTTGCAATTCAACATCCGCATTAAGGAACGCGGTTGATTTAGTAAGGCGAGCAGTTCTCCAAGATTCTAAAAGTTTAGAAATACGTTCTGCTGGAAGATTAGTTCCATTTGATTTTAATACCTGAAGTGGGACTGGCTCTTTAGCAAAAGTTTCGGCGGCTTGCTCAAGTGCGTGGGCTGCCCGGATAGTGCGCCCTGCACGATTCAACACGCCTTCATCAAGTCCATAAAATACAACTAATGAACCAACGCCATTAGTTGGAACGATTGATCCATCTACCTGATAACCTACGATTTCAGTTTGTAAATCATTTAATTTTACTGTTACGCGATCTGGTGCTACGCGAGTCCAAGCGCGAACGCGACCTGTATCCCCATATTGTTCTAAAACTTGACCATACCCAACCCCGTGGAAAAGTAAATCTTCTGCAAGCCAGGCATAAATTGCTGAACCTGGAACGCGTGGGTCTGGTTGATTGATTACTGCTGGAGTTCCCATATGGGAGCCATCGAGTTTCGAATATTGCTCAAGTGGTAATGATGCAAGGGTTGAGCAAATGATATTTCTGGCACGAGCGATCGTCGGAACGGCCATTGCTTGCTGACGTGATGCTACGGATTGAGTAAATACGAAAGGATTGAAAGATGCTGTGTTATTGAAAGGTGCAGGAGTAGAAGCGGCATCAACTGTAACTTCGGTTGGTGGCTTTGGCGTTGTAAATAAGTCCCTGATTCCCATTGGACATATTATACGCTATTGCCTAGACATTAACCTATTTGAATGTCCACTTCAGATTCGCCGCGTGTCGCAAAATGAGTAACCATTGCTGAAGCAACTGCGCCGCAAACTATTCCAGATGCTTTACGGCCCATTACCCAGCCGCCATCGCCTCGAGTTAATTTAACTGCCGATAAAACTTGCTTAGTTAATTCTTCCTGATCCGCGTGAGCTAGTCGCATTGAGGAAACGGCCGAAACGAATTCATCGCAACTCTGCTGATACTCCTGGCTGTTGACCTCGTGAATTGGTATGCCTGCTGGAGCCAGTCGAGCCGCAACTGCTGAAGCGGTGGACTTTGAATAGGCAACTGCATTAACTGGGAACTTGCGAACCCAGTAAGCAATATCGTTGGCCATTTCTAAATCATCCAGGTTGACCGGGTTAAACCAAGTATGAAGCAGGCTAACCATAAATCGATTACCATCGATTCTTTGGCCTGCAACTAGCGAAGCGTGTTTTCTGTCCGGGCTTAGATCGATCGCCATCCAAGTATCCTTTTCAACATCAAGTTCTGGCAGATCATCGGCCTTGCACTTCTTCCATTCGGCTTCTGAGATAACTGGGTTAATCATCGAAACGAATTGGCAAAGAATTTCAGTACGAAAGATATCTTCTCGATCCGAAAGGCTGTCTTTGATGTTGTCCTCATGGACTGTGTGGCCTAGCGATGGATTACTTTGATACCAGGCTTCCTTATCGGTGATTTCCGCTCCTGGCTCAGCGCTCCATTCAAACCAGCCAATAGAATCTTCAGCGCCTTCACTAGCTGCTAAACCTCGCTCCCGAAACTTATGCAATAGCACCGAGTTAGCGTGGCCTGCGTTTGAATAGACATAAGCCTGCGGATTTGAGTTAGACATCTGAGTAAATCGCATCGAACTCCAGACATCTTCAGTATCAAACTCTCGTAACTCATCAATATGAATAACATCTGGAGCAGCAATACCGCGAGCGGCTGAGTTGCCTGCTCTGATTAAATACCGGGCTTTATTCTTAAACCGAATCTCTTGCGATCCTTTGGATTCGTATTTCTTGGCAAAGTTATCCAGGAGCATTTGGGAGTTATCGATTATCTCGCCTACCTTAAAAAAGATTTCGCTCGATGTAGTTAACTTATGAGCTGTGGCCAAATGCATTTTCTCGCCAAGTACATAAATACCAAACAGGATTCGAAGCGCCATAAAGGTAGATTTGCCCTGCTGACGTGGCAACATAATTCCGATTAGTGGATGCGCCCAGCGCCCATCTGGCTTATATCGTAAGCAGTCTCTAGCCAAGCCTTCTTGCCAAGGAAGCAACGGCATCCCAATATCTTTGCAGAACTGGATCATTTCATCGCCCCTAGTAGGCAAATCAAGTGGCTTTGAGCGGATTCTAGGGACTTGTGAGCCATATCTGACTTCTGTTACCCCTACCTCAGCCGATTCCAGCCCGATAGAGCCGTTTTGAATCGTCATGACTGGTTCTCATCCGAACTGAGCCGATAGTGGCTGTTTGAGTCGTTTTTGGGGTAAAAAGAAACAGGAAGGGTCGGGGGTGTCTTTGCCCTATCAAAAAACCTACCCCCCTTACTGCTATTGCAACTGCTGCACAATACTTGCAGATTAGTTGGGTTATCGTCTCCACCTAGATGGCGTGGCACTATATGGTCAACACTTAATCGTTCCTCAGTACCACACATCTGACAACATCCATCTCGTTTAATGATCGACTGTCGTAGCTTGCGCCACTTACCACTCGACCCGGTATTACTTAATGAACTCATTGCCAGCCTTTAGTCTTTAGATGATGTAATGCCTTGCAGTAATTAGGCTCATCATACTTAGTCATTCCGTATCTCTTGCTGACATAATACCAATAAGCGAAGAACTGCCAATCGTACGGCTTGCCTTTAACGTATTTACTTTTTATCTGATAATAGCCATGATGAGATCCATTGACTGCATCGATCTTCCAAGTAGATTCTCTAAATACAATCTCGTTATGGCATTTGTATTGCTGATCAGTTAATTGTTTATCAGCTAGTGATTTAAGTGATTTGTTTGCATCTATTGAAGCCTCAGATCTATCGGCTCCTGCTATAGATAGAGATATCCCAATAACGACTGCTACCGAGCAAGCTACGCCTTTCAGGCTTGCTCTGAAGCCTTTAGGGCTTCTAGCAGAGAAGTGTACCGAACGCTTAAAGCACATCACGATAAGTCCTGCTCAGAAGGCGTGTCTAATTCCATAAGTTGTTGAATTGCATAATAAGCCTGTTGAGGAACTACACCATTACCAAGCATTTTTAATTGTTGAGATCTTGATATATCTAAATCTGTAACCCAACCTTTAGGGAGCCCCATCATATATTCAACAAAGGGTGGATTTAATCTTCCAAGTTGATCCAATGTATTCGGCGGTGTTTGCAAAGACATTTCGCTGCGTGAGTTAAATCGGCTCTGAAATCTCTGCATTGTCCCGAACCTTCTTGGGTAGTCGGAGTTGGCAGAAGCCTGACCGCCACCCCTGTGCTCATACCGGGTTTCCCCTTGGTCTTTCCCGTCTCGTAATCCGTTACCCGATTCTGATATGCCTCGATTGGTTCGTCGTGATTTCTCACATGCATAACAGTAGGAGTCGGCAATAACACCATCGATAGACTGATCTGATTTCTTGCCACATAACTGATCTTGGCATCTGAAGCCAACGGGGTAGGCAATAATGAAAAGTCTTGCTCTTTGATGCGGCGCTCCGACATCGCTGGCGCGTACAATT